TGTCCAAATAAAGATGTCATCATCCTTAATACAACCGACATATGAACCAGCCGCATCACGTTCAATGAAGAACCAAGCAGCATCTTCTAGTTCAGATTCAGTAAATGCAGTACCATTAGCCTTCTTCAGTACATTGGTAAACTGCATACCTGGCCTTTTCAATAGACCGAAGGTAGGATCTGGATAGCCATTGATGCACTCACTAAGCTGCCCTTCTAGTTTCCGGTCGTCATTTTGTTTCGAGACACCACCAAGAAAGTTTGGTGTTAGTTGAGTTACTGCTGGCATTATCGTTGCAGGGTATGATAGGGTTGATAGCTTTGATAGTAGTTTTCACCTTCGGGACTACCAAAGAAGCTATAGTCACCTTGGCTGGTTTCATATTCCAAAGCCATAGCACGGGTAAATGCTTCTTTTTGTTGTAGCATTTGGTATTGGTTAGAGTCACCAATAATCCGACTGGAGACAATGGTAGCAGCTCTGGCGGTGATAAATGCTTGAACTGGTTCAGGAATGCTACCCCAATCTAGTTCCCAAATAATATCGACATAAACAGTCTCATCTTCCCAAGTGTAGGAATGAGCAGTTCTGTCATACAACTTACCACCACGATTGACGCTATCCCGATTCATGTTAACAGTACGGTTACTGTTCAAGTCCATCTGTAGAACATTGTTCGGAATCAGGATCTCGTTGTTATTATTGGGAGTGATGGGGTAATCGTATTCCTTATTAAAAGTCCAGCCTTCAGCCTGTACTTCGCGTGACACCTCTCGAAGGGTGTTGAGTGCAATCGCAACGTCCGGGTTGGTTGGGGTTTCAACTTGCTGTGTAACAACTGCTCTAGTCAAAGATCGTTCTGCAACAGTCTGTGAAATGTTTACAGTGTACTCATAAGTCACAGGATCTGTAGCTTGCTCTACTCCCGCAGTAGCAATAGACGTACCTTGAGTAACACCAGTACCTCCAATGTAGGTACCAGTAGGAATACCGGCAGTTGTAGTTGTTAGCGTTGTTCCTGAAATTGAACCTGTAAACTGATCAACTTCATTGATGATAACAGTCGTTTCAGTTGTCAACGTAGTAACAGGAGCCTGACCAACTGACGCCAGGATCTGATTAACAGCTTGTAGCTCAGTGTTGGAGCCAGTAGTAGGGAAAGGCATAATTGATAATAAGACTAATTCTCAATAAGGAATTAAAAAAAAGGAGCCCCCGAAGAGGCTCCCGTATCTGATACTAAAAATTATCAGGAGGTGGTGACGTTAGAAGGATACACATCACCGAAAGCGGTAGGTGCAGTGCTGGTAGCATGAAGCTCAACACAAGCAGCCGGATTCAGGAAGTCAGCGCCCATGGCGAGACGACCCAGGATCACATCGCCCTGGTAGATCACCGACACGTCGCCGCTGGTGACTTGAACCTGAGGAGCGATAGCTTCCACACAACCAGCAGCTTCACGTTGGAAGATCAGACCACAAGAAGTGTTGAAGGAAGCAGCTTCACCGTAGTTGTTGTTCATACCGGTGACACCGCCGCCATCTTCGATAGCAGGGTTCACGAAAGAACCGGTGTTGCCAGGATCAGCAGGACCACCAGCTTCGCCGTACTTGACGCCATAACGACCCAGGAAGGGGATGTTCATGGACTTGTAGATCTTGATACCAGCGATCTCCACAACGCCGTTGCCCTTCTGCAGAGCATCGCCTTGGACATCACGGTTAACCAGACCATTGGTACCGATAGCTTGGATCAGAGCGTAGTACTGGCGGGGGTTCAGAACACCCACACGACCATCCATGCTGACACCCTTCTCATCCAGAGCAGCAGCTGCATCATAGAATGCATCCACCAGCTTGGCAGAATCGAAAGCATCAGAGGTAGCACCAGCGCCGGTACCAACTTGGATCTGAGTACCACCGGGCTCAACATAGTTAGCCTTGGTGATAGGAGATGCAAGACGAGCACCTTTAGCGATCTGACGGAAGATCAGACGGTCATACTTTTCAGCCAGAGCATAGCCGATCTTACGGGAGATCTCGCTACGCAGGTCGTAATGGCTCAGAACTTCGTCTAATTCGTAGACGAAAGCCGAGCTGATCAGCAGGTCATCACAGGTGATGGTCTTTTCTGCCACCGGAGGTGCATTGTTGGTATCACCCAGGATGCTGTTACCAGGAGTGTGGTACTCAGCAGTCGTGCGACCAGTGTAGATGAACTGGAGGCTCTTGCCGCCCTTGAGGGTACGGCGCATAACCAGATCACGAGCAATCGTGTTGTTCTGGAAACCCTTAAACATCTCACCAGAGAAAAGCTTAAGGTAAAGGGCACGGGCGTCACCCGCAGAGTTAAGTTGACCACCGCGAGTAAGTTGCGCGGGGTTCACAGAGGATTGAAAAGCCATTGTTTTTAGAGAGAAGTTTTTATCGACTCTCTGAACGTTCAGAGTTATTTAGTTTTTATTGTGGTCTATCCCACCGTCTAGACGGCGAAGGGTGTCCTCGTAAGGGCCAACGCCAAGAGGAGCCAGGTCCGACACTGAGGTGCCTGACTCCCGTGCTACTTAGAATTTAGTAGCGTGTGATTTGTAAGCAATGCCGCGATACTTAAGCTTGGCTGCTTTTTGAGCTGCCTGTTGCTCCCGAATACGGGCATCCAATTCGACTTGAGTCATTGTTCTGAATGAAAGTACCTGACCCCCGTTCCATGATCAGGTGACATGCGTCCCACGCAGGGATGAACGGACGCGGCATTGCAGGTTAGCCGATGGACGGTGCTACCAGAGCGACCGGAGTTGCCTCAACAGAAGCAAGGTCCAAAGGGAAGTTGTGAGCGTTTCGCTCGTGCATGACTTCAAATCCCAGGTTCGCTTGGTTAAGGATGTCGGCCCAAGTACGAACCACACGTCCCTGGCTATCAAGAAGGGACTGGTTAAAATTAAAGCCGTTAAGATTAAAAGCCATCGTAGACACGCCAAGAGCAGCGAACCAGATACCAACAACAGGCCAAGCAGCCAGAAAAAAGTGTAGACTTCTGCTGTTGTTAAAACTCGCGTATTGGAAGATGAGGCGTCCGAAGTAGCCATGCGCTGCTACGATGTTGTAAGTTTCTTCTTCTTGTCCAAACTTATAGCCATAGTTTTGAGACATGTCCTCAGTCGTTTCCCTAACAAGAGAAGACGTGACAAGGCTACCGTGCATAGCACTAAACAGGCTACCCCCAAATACACCAGCAACTCCCAACATATGGAACGGGTGCATGAGAATGTTGTGTTCAGCTTGGAAGACCAGCATGTAATTAAACGTGCCGGAGATACCGAGTGGCATTGCATCAGAGAAAGATCCTTGACCGAAGGGGTAGACGAGGAAGACAGCGGTGGCTGCTGCGACAGGAGCGGAGTAGGCAACGAAGATCCAGGGACGCATCCCTAGTCGATAGCTAAGTTCCCACTCTCGTCCCATGTAAGCATAGACACCAATGAGGAAGTGGAAAACGGTGAGTTGGAATGGACCCCCGTTGTACAGCCATTCATCAAGTGAAGCAGCTTCCCAAATTGGGTAGAAGTGTAGTCCGATGGCATTGCTGCTCGGAACGACGGCTCCCGAAATAATGTTGTTTCCATACAACAAGGAGCCTGCGACAGGTTCGCGGATTCCATCAATGTCAACAGGTGGAGCGGCGATGAACGCCAAGATAAAACAGGTGGTAGCAGCGAGCAGACAAGGAATCATCAGCACACCGAACCATCCTACATAAAGACGGTTGTTAGTAGAAGTAACCCAGTCACAAAACTGGTCCCAGGCATTCTTCTGCTGTAAAGCAATTGTTGCAGTCATTTAAGTTTGTCCAGGAAGGAGTATGAATACCTCTCCCTATTACCTTTGATCCCCCAGCCCAGCCAGTAGTAGGCTGAGTTCATGTAATAGGGGAGTTGTTGGTAAGGAGTCTGGAACTCAGAAAGCTCGGCACGAAACCGAAGCTCGTTTATCATGTAACGGGTCTGACCTACCAGACTACTAGGATCGCACCCGTATCTTTTACAGAACCTGCCCAGACCATGATAACGTCTGGGCGTGGTCCATTGGATTAAACCGTACCCGCCACGAAGGCAGCGATCGTAAGGAACGATAGCACCACCCTCGCAGACATTGGGACGGAAGTTTGATTCCTGTTGAATGTTTCCCAAGATGACTGCCAGGGCAACAGGGTCTGTAATATCCGCTTTAACTTGCAGTTGTTCTAGAACGTATTGTTGCGCTGGGGTACAGGTGGGACATTCAATCATAGTAATCAGAACTTATACTTCACACCAACTTTGGTGCCATAGGAATTAACAGTGTCAGCAGCGAAGCTGATTTCACCATAGATGTCAAGCTTCTCACTTGCAGCAACCGAACCACCAGTCTTACCAGTGAACTTGGTTTCTGCTTCACCGCCGTCGGGCGAGATCACAGAAGGACCAGCTTGGATGTAATAGCCAAGCACACCAGAGGAACCTTCGTAACCGACATGGAAGTCAGTAGAAGTACCGCTGTAGTCAGAACCGGTAAAGCCAGAGTTGGCTTCCACATTAGCGTAAGGACCAGCGAATGCGGGAGCAGCAGCAATCAGGGTTGCGGGGAGGATAGCAAGGAATTTCATGAGGTTAGTGTTACTTTTTCTTAGCAGTTTTAGCGGCGCGTTTAAAGTTAGCAGCGCTGGGTGCGCCTTCAGACCCAGGCTTTCTCATTTTTTCACCACTACCTTGTTTGATTCTCAAACGTTTGGCGTGGATGTTTGCGTAAAGACCACGTTTTGCCATTACTTTTTCTTCTTAGATTTACCAGCTTTGCTGTAGGCAATGGCAGCGGCTTGTTTAGAAGGGTAACCTTCAATAGTCAACTGCCTAATGTTCTTAGAGATAGTTTCTTTTGATGTACCCTT